GCCTTAGACGCCCTTGAGCAATTCCAATGCTTCCGGTTGGCCGCACGGATCGCTGACATCCGCGCACAAGGTTACACCGTTCACACCGACATGGTGAAAACCCGCACCGGCAAAAAAGTGGCTTCTTACTCATTAGGTGAAAGCACTTACTCAATGCTGCTCACTTTGAGAAACCAAAAGCTAAGAGAAAGAAAAGAAGGAGAAAAGAAAAATGCCGCGATTAACTAACGAAATCCGTGAGCGCCTTCAAAAGTACAACATGGACCCAAATGAGGTTCTCTGGGACTGCCACGGCACACCTGTCATGCACTTCAAATACATTGAGCAAATTGCCGTTATTGAGGGCATACAGCTTGATCCACCGGTAATGATCCGAAACGACTTAGGCGACATCTGCATATTAGTTAGCGGAACGCTTGGCGATCACACCGAATGGTCATTTGGTGAGGCATCAAAAGCCAACACCAAAAATGCTTATCCGTTTGCGATGGCTGAAAAACGCGCCAAAGGCCGCGTCATTCTCAAACTCGCAGGGATAGCTGGGCATGTCTACTCAGACAAAGACCTAGTTAACGAAGACTCAAACAAACCTTTCGATGAACTACCAACAGCTGCTTAACAGGAGGATGCTATGAGCAAACGCTATGATCTCGTCCAACCCCGTAAAGGCAAAGACGGGCAAGGCAATGAAAAGACCTATTGGACCAACATCGGTTCCATGTGGTTCAACAGCGACAAGAACAACTTCTCCTTGTCGTTTAATGCCCTTCCAGTTCCTTCTATGAGCCAAAACGGCAATCTGGAAGTGCGTGTCCAGGCTTTCGAGCCAAAGGAGCGTGGTAACGGCCAAGGCCAGCACCAAGCACCGCAGCGTCGTAATAACTACGACGATATTGGCGACACAATGGACGCTGGCTGGCAGTAATCGACGGTTCCCCTCCATTACCGTCGTCACCTGGGCCGTAAGTTTTCAAATTGTCTTACGGCCCCAACTGGGACGTAGGGGGTTTTCTGGCTCCTCACCTAGCCACTACGTCCCTACACGGGGGGGTGTAAAGTCAAGAAGATTGGTATCGATGTCAGGTTTTTTACTCCTAAGCTTGGTCTGACTTGAGCCATTCTTTTAACTCGCAACTGGCTTTGCATCCCCCCCTCTTTTCGGTTCGGAGGGCGTCATGTCATGCGAAACTTGTGGCGGCAAACGCTACATCATTCGGCCTATCGAATTTATTCAACATGAGGTCAAAGAAGAAGTTTGGTGCGAATGGCTGCTTGGTTACAAGCAGGAATCAAAGTCTGTCGTCTCCAAAATCGGCGGATTGGATGCCTGTCCAGACTGCACCAAAGCAAGTGAGGCAGAATATGGTTGATCCCGTAGTCGAGCGCGTAATTCAGAAATTCAAAGATCGCTCTGCCGAAGGCATGAAGCGGTTTGGTGTAACCATGGAAGACAATCCAGAAAAGTTTCACTTCTGGGTCGAGAACGCCCAAGAGGAACTCATGGACGCCATCCTTTATTTAGAAAGGCTCAAAAGCGATGAACATAGTAGATAAAAATTATAAAATCGAAAAAGTTATAGTTCCCCGCAACATAGCAATCGAGTGCCGCACCGCGCTCAACAAAGCTCAGAAACACCTTTCTAAAAAACTTGGATTCCACCTAACACAAAACCAAACAATAACCTATTTGATCAATAACTACGTTGAAGAAAACAGGCTATGAGCATCCCACGGATCTATAGCCTCGACACCATCCATAACGCCATAGGCGGGGATGCCACTGTCAGCATCAAAACACTTAGGGACATCGTGCGCGACCTGGGCTTCCGGAAAGGACGCGCCAAAACAATGGTGTTCAGCAAAGAACAAGCAATGCAAATCAGGGAGATCGTCTTATGCCAACCGTCTACAAGCCCAACCAGCGCCACGGGAACGCCAACTGGATTGTACGAGGACGGATTAACGGCAACCAACATGAGATCGCTGTCGAAGACGCAACAAACAAAAAGACTGCTTTGCGAGGCTGGCATGCGTTCGTCCTCCGAACGGAAAAGGCAAGAACGCGACAAGCCCAAGCCTTATCGTTCAGTGATGGCTTAGATCGTTACACGGTAGCCATGCAGCCCAGCAAACAAGAGCGTCTATTCCATTCCAAACTGAGAAGCTACTTCGGCAAAGTAGATCTCGCTGGCATTACAGCGCATGACGTTATCGAAGCCGCGCAGAAGCTATATCCCCACGCCAAGAACTCCACAAAGAACCGTCAGGTCGTTACGCCCATGTCAGCCGTCTTAAATTGGTGCGCTGATGTATCCGATGGCAAATGGCGTCAAAACATCCGCATCAAGTCATTTAAAGAAGCCAAGCCCGTTCATCGACGTCCGGCCACCAACGTTGAACAGATTTTGTTAGATAACACGACAGGCGATAAGCATCTGCTGTTTGCCATTCTATTTGGTCAGGGGTTTCGGATCACTGAAACACTAGGCATCGAATGGGACAACATCGACATGGATCGCCAGACGATCATTCTTTATGTCGGCAAGGCCAAAGAAGAAAAAATTATCCCAATTGAAGATTACGCTTTTTCGTTGCTGAAAAAGCGTAAAGACAGAACTGGCCGTTTGTTCAGATGGAAAAGTCGCCAAAGCGTCTATGGCTGGCTCAACCCTCTTAAAAAAGAATTAGGTGTTCGTTTCACACCTCACATGGCGCGGCATGAATTTGCCAGCGCTCGTAACGAAGTTGGATCGACGCCCAGCGACCTTAAAGAGGCAAGCAGCTGGACCACGATTCAAAGCGTTGAAAGGTACACGGAAGTTGATCTGAAACAGGCAAAAAAGACGGTAAATCGCGCAAAACGAGGGGGAGAATGAGGGGGAAAAATGGTAAGTCATTGTTTTATATGGGATTGCATCTCCCCTGCTAAGGGAGTAAGGGTTAACGCCCTTCGTGGGTTCGAATCCCACCCTGTCCGCCAAAAACTCCCCGTTTTTAGCCGTTTTCCAGCATTTATTCAAATGCTCGTTTTTCCGTGAACATACCCTAAACATGCCCTCTGCGTACCTCAAAACGAGGGGGAAACGAGGGGGAAGATTATGTGGCGTAAAAAGCCCGGCGAGTCAGAAGCCGAGTTCCGTGACCGCAAGCGCCGTATGGCCGCTGCGATGGCATACAAGGAGAAGAGGATGGCTAAAGAACCTTCACCAGTAGAATACGCATTATTCGATAAAACCAACCGGCGTTGGTATGTGATGTGTGCATCAAAAAGCTGCAACAAAAAAGTCAGCACATCATTCAGCACTGGCGCAAACATGCTGGTAGCAAAATTCAAAAATAAAAGCTGGAAGCATATCAAAGGTCAAAAATGGATATGCCCTAGCTGTCAATCAAAGAAACAATGTGCAACCTCAACGGGAGGAGACCTCGATATGGATAGAGTTGTTCGTCTGCAAGAAAAACACGAAGTCAGCACCGCAAAAGCCAAAGCGGCAAAGCGCCAGGCCATCGCGTTACTTGAAGACGAGTTCGATGTCGATACCGGCACCTATAAAGATGGAAGCTCCGACAAAACAATCGCGGAGCTAGTTGAACTGTCGGAAAGCGCAATCGCCAATTTACGGTCTGACTTGTTTGGTGATATTAGGGAAAAGACCGAAATCGAAAAGCTGCGTGACGATATGTTCAAGCTGCTTGACCGACTAGATAAGTTGGAGAAACAAAGTTGATGCGGATTATTCAAACCAAATACACTGAGCATGGCCCTGTTCAAGTACAGGATCACGGCTCCGCGTTCCTCGTTAGTTACCCAGACAAAAACAACCCCGGCTATCAGCGCGAAAAGACTTTCACCAAAGCCATAGGAGCAGACGCATGGAATCGCGCTCAAGAGTATGCCGCTGAGAAACGCAGGGGGGAGTGATGACAACACAAACTGAAAAAGGCTTCATGTTTGGGCATAAACTAGCCCTCGATGCTCTTGAAGTCGCAGACAAGGACGGCAAAGACTATAAGGCTAGTGATGTGTTTGCAGGAATTTTAGCAACTTTGATGCACGGGATGTATGCAGTAGCTCCAACAGAAGAAGCAGCAGAAGAAATTATTTCGTTCGCTACTGCGACAGCTTTAGAAAATTGGGAAGAAGAAAAAAAGAAAAAACTGGAATAGCCCCCCTTCTAATCCAGTCATAAATTAACTAAGCCGCCGCTCCATCGCAGCACGGATCTGTGTTGCACTTGCAATCCGCACACTGGTAATGCCCATGCACAAACACTTTAGGTTTGTCGCAGCCGCAATGAGGGCAAACCTGTAACGCTACTTCCTGTTCCGGCTCCGGCTTTGATTTATCTTCAAACCATTTTGCGTAAGTCATACTTCTGTTACCTCCCCCCGAAACTCAACAATCCCCGGTTCAACCACATGAACCACTTCCGGCCAGCGCAGTTTGCCTTTCTGGAACGTCAGCACAGCAAACCCTGATCGCCAGTTGCGTGGGTTGTCCTCTGTATAATCACGAAATTGTGGCCCATGTGTGTCCGCAAGCGTCCCTGTGTCTACACCCCACCTTGTTCCATTATAGTCTGCATACGGCGTCACCTTGAGGCTGTGCAGATGCCCCGTAACCATCGTAAGGCCCGACCCCAACGTGTTGTTATGCGCGGCATGGATACCGCCCTTCCATCGATGTTTAATCATCACATTGCCATTAACCATTAGTGACCAACCGTTAAGCCAATTCGGAAAATGGTCCTTTAAATGCAATCCATGTACGTTTGCATATTCGGGAGCAACCTGGGCCAACCGACTTTCAAACCGAGCATCGTGGTTGCCTAGCGTCCAGATAAGCCGTGCTTTCTTTGCCGCTGCTTCGATCTCAGATAGCCGCTCTATGCAAGTCGTGATTTCTTCTTCTACACTAGGACGCGATTCCCAGGCTATAGGCGCATGCCGCGATATAGAAGCGCCATCAAACGCATCTCCGTTCATCACAACCGCTGTTGGCTTGAGCTTCTTTATAAAATAAAGAAACGCTCTGTGTGCCGTCGTTATAACGTCAGGCCAGTAATGTGCATCGCTGCCGACAAGCACAATCCCATCATCAATTGTTAATTGACATCTTTCTGGATGGAAATTTGTTGGGTTATTGCTTGGCGCATAAATAGGTCGGTTTAAAGCTTTCTCTAAACGGTTTCGACGCAAGTAAACAGCGCGTTCGCTTATGCCTAACTCTTTGCTAGCATCAGTAGCACCCATAGTTGCAAAAAGCCGAATAAATTCTTCATCATCACATACTGGTAAAGCCATCCAAGAATAACTCCCGTTCCGCTGCGCGGCGGCGGACAAGACCTTTTAAGATCCTCCCCCCAGCTTTGCGCCATTTTGGAAATTCCTCGGCAGTATCCTCGTACAATCCTCGGTTCAGCTTCATTCTTAGCGTTGAGCGTTGCATAGCCATTGTCCCGCAATTGAACGCCCAGCTTGCAACAGCTGAAAACATATTCGGGGTTAGCTCCGCTGTGATAAGTTTTCTAATTGCTTTTTCAACGTGTCGAACTTCTCGCTTGAGCAACTCTGTGCCTTCGTCTTTCGTAATGCGAGGATGTTCAGCGGTAACAGGAAGGCCGCGCATATCCCAAGTCGCTCCCCAGCCAATCGTCCAGCGTCCTGCTGGGCAGCAGTACGGCGCAGATGACCATCCCTCAAAACGCTTGATGATCCCCAAACCGGCTTCATTTATATGGCCGTCCCACCCTCTAGGGGCGTGAGCGGCAATTAAGGTATCGTGTAAGCTCATTTGCGGTTAAACGTACGCTGACCGAACCAGAAACTTACAATTCCGGCAAATAGAGGGGCCATGCCATCAGCTGCCCATAAAAGAGCAAACATGGCGTTATCGATGTACCCAAATGCCAGCAACAGCACCAATGTAAAATAAGAAAAGAAAACGCAGTATGTAATTACCGGCCTGACTGAAGCCGACAGGTTAATTACCCACTGTGATCCTTTCTTTGTTATTTGAGCATGGGTTTTATGTAGCGTCTCAGTTTCCCGAATATCTGCTTCAACATTCATCATCTGCATTTTCTGGTTGCCTAGCTGGATCTGCATCTCCAGCTGTTTGTCCATCATGCGCAGTTCGTGAGCCTGATCCCGCTTCTCTTCAAAGAAGCCTAATATTTTAGGCAGGAAGGATGTTCCAAACCCAAGAAGCGATGAAATTAGCGTAAGCATCAGACCCCCACTTTTGGTTTATTAATTGGTTTGTATTCCATTGGAGCGCATAACGCTGCCCATTCCAAAAGAGCGCCGTCAGCTTTTAGCTTTTCGTATTTTGCAAACAACGGGCCTTTGGGTGGGCAAGCATCCACTTCGTTAACTGTAGAAGTCACAACCCCCGTGTTTAGCCAAATAATAATGACAAGAACAATTTTCATGTTTCCATCTTTGGATGCTTAGAATTGTGTATATGCATGAGATGCTCTGTCATTTGACGAAGCACTTTAAGCTCTGCTTGCATGGTTGCTAATTCACGGTTCCGCGCTTCAAGCGCCGTCACGCTGTTAATGTCTTTCAAAACGTCAATCTGGCTGGAAAACACCGCTCTCTGTGATTCCGCATCATCCAGCCGTGCGTCAAAATTGCTTTTGTATGTATCAAACGTCTTATGGAATAGCTCCAAATCTTCCATAACCCTTTGAAGGTTCGACTTCACGACAGCGTAACCAGAAGCAAGAGTCGCCAGCATAATAAGACCTTGAATAGCGTGGGATGCTGTTAGTTCCATATCATGTCACTGCTGGACCAGAAGTTGCCGCCCAATAAAGAAACATGCCGATCCCGCCAGCAATGGCCGCAACTATTAAGCCCTTGCCAATCTCAAACAGGATTTGCTTGCGCCGTTCTGCTCGTTCTTCAGCTAAAAGTTTTTCTTTTAACTCCCGCGCCTTTTTCTCAGCGACACGCCTTTCACGTTCTTTTAATATTAGATCCCAGGTCGTTGGCTCATTAGCTGCGTTCGGCCACTTGCGATTGATCTCGTCCTTCAGATCCGCCAGCTGTTGATCTAGCTGCTTCTTTTCAATAATTGCCGCAGCACTTGCTGACATCGACGTTTCGCTGCCATCATCAGCGGCACGTTTTTGAAGTATAGATTTATTTTTCTTGCCGATAGAGCTTCCGGCTTCACGGGATTTGTTTTGATCGTGTTGTTCTTTGGCATGGAACAAGCCATCGATGCCATGAGCGATTTCTTGGACGCCCTTAGCCGACTTAACCAGCGTTTTTGTTGCTGCGATTGCTGCTGCTACTGTGAGAGGGTCCATAAAAACCCCTACGGTTTAGGGTAGTCCGACTTGACTTTGGCAACGTGATCTTTCCACGTTGTCGTGCCGTTAACAGCATCCCAGTATTGCATGTCAAGCTGATCACCAATTGACTTGAAAGCGGCCGCTCGCTGCTCACGATAGGTAACGACGTATTCATACTTCACCACCGCGTTATCAATAAAAGTGTCTAGAGTCGTTGTGCCGTCAGGCACGTCAACCCATTGGAGATCAGGCGCAACCGGAAATTCCTGACCATCCGAAACAATCTGACAAATTCGCGTGCCTTGGATTAATGCCCTCATTTGTACTCCTCCACGATTACAATGCCGCCGCCTCCTGCTCCGCCAGCTAAACCGTTGCCGCCGCCGCTTGCTCCACCGCCAAAACCTGCCGTGCCTGCGGCTTGTGAAGCTGAAACTGAATGCGAGCCGCCGCCAAAAATGCTGTTACCACCGTTGCCGCCGCCGTCACCTCCGCCAGATCGTGCTGAGTTTCCACTGCCACCACCAGTGAAATTTATATTTCCGTTTGACCCTGCGCCGCCTGCGCTACCATCTGGGTCTGTGTTCGAATTGCCAACTGCGCCACCGGTTGCAGAGCAATGAGAACCATAAGACGAAGTGCCGCCAACGCCAGCGGACCCGCCACTAGAGTTCCCAGCCGTGCCGCCTGCACCAACGGTCACTGTTTCAGAGGAAATTGAGGTCACATCGATGACTTTGATAGCCGCACCACCAGCGCCACCGCCTGAACCATTATCGCCCGTGCCGCCGCCACCACCGCCAACGACTGTGACTTTGACCAGCTTGATGCCTGTTGGTTTTGTCCAAGTGCCGCTTGAGGTGAAAACTTGCATAGATGCAAACCCGCCGCCAGCCGCTACGGCTTTAACCAGCCCGCCAGCCCGGCCAACATTGTCTGAAATAATCCCGGTCATCTTGTTTGATCCAGGTAGGAAACAACGACATCGACGTTTGCGGAACTGGCCGTTGCAATGCACAGATGGTCTTCATCGACTAACACGATGCGGTCGTTAAAAACGAATGTTTCGTTTGCACCGATTGCCTGATCTGACAACAGTTCATAATCCGTACCGCCGCCGCCGTCGTCGATGTACATATCAAAGGTTTCAGCAGCGCCTGCCGTTTCGCAGACTACAACTGAAGTGATCACATAGGTGTGACCGTTCACGCCGTTCAAAACGACGCTTTCTGAGTTTGTGACGCCAGCCGTGAGCGAGACGCCGAATACTTCTGATGCCATTTTTTTTTACTCCTTTAGAACCCAAAGACGACCGCTTTGCCGGTCGTTGAAATTGAACTGTTCATCGATCCTTGAACGTCCACAACGCCCGTGCCGTTTGGAGCCAGGGTGATTGCACCATTAGCCGCGTCCGTAATTACAATCGTACCTGAATTGGTGCCGCTGTTACTGCTGATCTTCATATCAAACGCGCCGTTAGAACTAATATGACCGATTTCGCTGCCACCGCCGACGCTCACCAAATCAGTCTTTAGAACAACGTTGCCAGTTCCGTTAGGATTGATGTCTACGTCAGCATTTGACGCACTGGTAATATCACGCCCATTAACATCTAAATCGCCGCCCAATTGTGGTGATGTATCATCTACCAAGTCCGACATATCGCCTGAACCACTAGGGCCAGTATCGCCCTGTGGACCTTGCGAACCTGTTGCTCCTAACGGGCCAGACCTCCGGATCGTCCAATCCGTTTTAGTGCCAGACCCGCCTGTATTTGCCGAAGTCAGCGTCAATGTTGTACCGCTGTAGCTGGCAATTTGGCCGTGCATATAATTGGAAACACCGGAATTGCTGGTTGCGATAACATAATCGCCAGCGACAAAGGCAAGGCCGGATGCCACCGTAAACGCTTTGGAGCCGGTGCCTATGGAAAGTGAAGTTGTTGAACTGGCTCCGCTTAAAGTGGTCGCTGTACCAGACGCCGTTGAAGAGGAGCTTGCTGCGGACGTTGCAGAGCTTGCTGCGGACGTTGCAGAACTTGCAGCCGCGGCTGCTGAACTTGCCGCTTCCGTGGCTTTTGTCGCCGCTGCTTCAATCTCTGCACTTGTCGCCCCTAGCTCTAAGCCAGCATCAGAACTCGCAACCAACACTTTAGGATCAGTGGTTGCGCCATCCGGCCAGTTTAACGAATAGCTTTCAGTTGACGTAAAAGGGCGTGAAACGCTACGCGCCAGTTTCGTCTCCAGCCATTGCATAATGGCAAAAATCTTATCTAACGTTGTATTGAGAGTTGCGATATTGAAGATACCCGCAGCCGGGAAATCATCAGTACGCTCTACAGCTACATCACGTTCAACCGTAACGGTGACGTTTGTTAGCGTAGAGCCATAGGTAATTGTACCGCCCGAAAACCCATCATCTACAGCCGTGCCGCTTATGGTGTAATGCGTGGTAATCGTTTTCAAAACGCCATCGACATACACCTTAATATCGTTCGTGGAGAAATACGGCCACGGGATCGTAAACGGCCCTGTCGAGCCGCCAGATCCTACGGTGTATTGGACGCGAGGTGTTGCGTCAGCGATTGTTATCTGTGCCATGTTGACCTCTATACCGTTTTTTCATCCCCGGTATAATTCACAACAATCAGGGTCGCGTTGTTATTGCGTCCTCGGCAAAATCAAATGCGTTATCCATCCAAAATGTTTGATTTAAGAGCCACGATTTTCGTATAGCGTTTGCGTCCATAGGATCAATGTGTCCGTCAGACAAGCCGCTAATGATATTCGCAAAATTGTCTATTTGACCTACGACAGGACCGCCAAGAGCGCCCAATTTGTCCATACCAGAACGCTCCGTCTGGCTTGCGCCCACCATAGCGCCAATGCCAAACCGGCCATCGCTAATCGTATCAAGGGCTGTATCGACATCGCCTAACCATCCAATAGGCAAGGACCGCTTAACCCCGCCAACAAAGGTGTCTTCCCATTTGGCGGCTTCATAGCCCATTTCATCCTGACGCGCTTTTTCGACAAGCATGCCAATTGCCGCTGTATGCGCCATACCCAGAATAAAGCTGGCATCTTTCATTTGCATGCCCGGGACAAGTACCCGTGAAGTTGCTGCAACCCCAAATGCCTTGAACTGGAACATCATCTGAGCCATTTGCGGCGACATAAATACGTGTTCCGCCGTTTCGGGAATAGACAGCCTTTCGCCTTCAGCCATTTTGGCGCGACGATCAGCTGCGCGTTGCCGAGTAGCTGCGTTTAAACGCTCAAGCCCTCCACCAAATATATTTGGAAGCTCCGTATTACCGGGCGTTACAATCGTCATATTTATTTCTTTGCCGAGTGCTGCCAGATAAGCCTCTTTTGCGCCTTCGTCCGTCCACTTTCCGGCGTTTGCAAGACGTACTCGCCCATCTACAAAGCCATGTGTTTCAAACTGAACGGCAATACGTTCCGCCATATCAGCATCGATGCCGCCTTTTGCCAGCAATGTGTTCTCGAATTTTGTAGAAGGTTCTTGGCGCACACCCATGCGCTTAAAGGCAATTTCGTTCATACGGTTTTCGTAGGCGGCGTATTTAGCCCCATGCCTTGGGTTGCGCGATTCTATGCCTTTGATGGGCAAATGGTCGGCATGAGCCAGTTCGTGTTCAATGACAAACTGCTTAAAATCGTCGTAGGTCTTAAACGCATCGTCAGGCAGCGCGTTGACACCTGGCGCTTTAGGACTTTTCCAGATTTTATTTGCGTATTGCTGCCGCAAAAGATCATTGTCGATGTAAACCGTGTTTTGGTTTCTGTTATAAGACACCGGTTTACCTTTAGCGTTTGGCCCAAAATCAATTTTGGCCTTTGCTGAATTGCGAAGAGGCGCAGCCCATTTGATGCTTTCGTCAATGATCCGCGTTCCAGCCACTAACGATGTCATTGCTTTGACCGAGACATTCCACGGATTGATAAGCGATATATTAAAAAAGGTTTGCGTAAAACTAGCGGCGTTACGCTCAAACTGAGATGTCGCGGCCATGGCTTGGTCAAGATCGGCCATTTGCATAGCTCGCATAGCCGAATACATATCCCAAGCCTCGCCAGCCAACTGTGCGTCTTCTAAGGCCAGCTTTATCCCTGCATTATTAACGATCATCCCTTGGTAAAGATCACCAAACGTCTTCGACAGCCCGTTCTTAATAATAATGTTTCCAAGGTCAGGTAGAGCCGCCAATGCGCCAGTTAAAAGCGTTGTCGCGTTATACATCTTTGCAAGACGAATGCTGCGATGCGTCCATGAGTCGGGATCGTCGGCCATGCCGTAGGTTCCACGCACACGATCTCGCACAACCTTGATGTCATCGATCTCCTGATCTCTTAAACGCTCCAAACGCGCTATTTCGGTTGGCTTGCCTTTTGCTTCTTCAATCCGCGCACCCCATTCTTTTCGGATACGATTTATTTGATCGTACAAATCAATAGAGCCAAACTTTTCGTGTATTTCGACGTCTGATCCCATTCGATGTGCGTAGTATTTTCCAAGCGCAGCAATATCACGCTCCAAAAATTCCTCTAATGCTTCATCTGGGATGTCAGCAAGTGTGCGTTCCCGTAGTGACCGAGCCGGTCCTACAATGTCCTCACGGTTTCGCATTAAGTCGCCAGCAAGACCCACCGCATCTTCATCAGCGTTGTGGGCGTTCTGTTTTAAAATGGCTTTCATCGTTTCCACAGCTTCTTCTTCGCTACGGCCACGCCCCGCTGTCCGGAGAATGTTGAGAAATTTTTCTGGGTTCGCCCTAATCAAATCTTTGTTATAAATCCGGTTAAGGTAGCTGTTTGAAAGAGGGTTGGCTTCAATCTCCTTAATCCGTGCCGTAAGTTTTGTAATTTCTTCCTTTATTTTAAGAACACCAGAAGGATCAGCACCTTCTTCTTTAATTGCCCGATTTGCTTCTTTTAGTCTTTTGTAAGCGTCAAAACGTGCGCGTCGAAGATCAGAAGTTAGCATCCCCATGCTTTTGGCTTTTTCGCCCAGCGGCTTGTAGACCTTGTTATTCCATATATGAGCAACTTCCATCACTTCGGGAACATCATGGACGTAGCCCGTGTCGTCGATCCGCGCCTTAGCGCGTCCAGCCTCACGCATAAACGCTTGGTATTCCAGAGGCTCCCCAAGAGCGTTATTTCCCATGCGTGTAACATACCGGGCATATGCCGCCTCCGACTCGGCAACAGACTGAAACATCGGAGCCATCCACCGAATAGTCCGCAGCCGGTCAGCTGGCAGAAACGAAGCAACGCCAGACATATTTTTTATCTGCAAATAAGGTGATTCCGCCAATTCATAGAGAACCCGACGCGCTGCATTTGATCCCGACGTCGCAATGCGGTTAAGGGGTGACATCCGTAAACGTGTCAACCAATTGTCTTCTGCCGCAGCCTCACCTTCTGGGTCAAAATCTTTTCGCCGGTCACTCACAGGGCGAAAAGTATCAGGATCATTTGGCGCATCTTTTGGAGGGGGTGGTGCATATGGCCCACCATCGCCTTCATCTACCTGACGGTTCCATGGGCCAAACGGTAGCTCATCAATCATATCGTCTAGGCGTTGGAACTCATCGATGTCGCCAGAGTCCATTGCTTTGGCTCTTGCCGCAACAAGGCCATTATAACTATCGTCAGGGACATCAACCGGCTTAACTTTTGCGGTTTTTTCAGCGTCACTTAACGCGTCTGCGGATTCTACAACATTCTCTGTTGTTGCCCCACGCCGCTGACCCATAAGTTTAAGCGATACGCCTCCAAGCACAGCCGTCAAACCGACAGCCAGAGCAGCGTCTTCTATCCGACGATCTGGCTGCATCTCCATCAACGCAATTTCTTCTAAGCCTGTCAGCCCTACTCCTGCTCTGACCGCTCCTGCCGTTCGCGCAACCATCGATAGTGCTGCGCCAGGGTTTTTCAATGTTCCAAGTATGCTTCCTGCCATTGTTGCCAAACCTGATTTGGCACGGTTTTGGCGCTCAAAAATGTCCTTCCGAACAATTCTTGCATAATGTTCTGTGTCGGTAGCAGAGCGGGAGTGCTGGAGTATAAAGTCCCAATAATTTGAGGGTAGGGACAAAAGGTTTGGGTCTTCATATACAAGGTAATCAGGGTCAGGTTGAGCAACGGACCTCAACGCATCTCGCGTTGTCTCCATCCGGCTCATAAAGCCTTTGCCCCTAAGATTGTTGTACACCGTGCCAAAGATATTGCTATCCAGCCAAGAATCGCCAAATGCCGCCATTTGCTCAGATAACGGTGCGCTGCCTAACGCCAGCGTACTTGGACTGCCCTCATAGACCTCTCGACGCGGCACAAACTCACTACGCGGCTGGAAAATACTAGGGTGGCGTCCACCTGTTATTTCAGCTGTAAAGGCGTCTTTCATCGGGAGCCTTTAGGCGGCTTATTGGTCACTTTATAAGGATACCGATCCATATCGGGAAGAAGTGCATCACCAACAGCATCGCCAACCATGTCAACTGTTGCGCGAATGTCTTGAATAGCTTTTGCACCGCCGCGTGGCCCTTTGACCGGCTGGTTCGTCACTTTATAAGGGACCCGATCCATGTCGGGGCGCATAGCACCACCAACAGCATCCCTTGCTTCGCCTAACGCATCACCAAAGAAATCAACTGTCTCACGGATGTCGTCCATCCCTTTTGGGATGCGGAAAGGAAAGCCTTTGCCTTTGCCTTCGGCTTTCACAAATTGGTCAACCATTGTCATTTCTTCAATGGCGTTTCGAAAAGCAGTCTGCAAATTTGCATTGCCGCTCTTCTGCGCATTTCCATACATTTGAAGTGCCGTGTTGGCAAAAAACAACGGTCCACCAGCTTCCATGTGACGCTTAATACTTTCGTATTGGACTTTTGCTTCTTCTGCCTGATGCACAGCTACGTCAGTATCGGTAATGTCTTTTTCAAGAATTTGCACCCACTGGTCATTGCCGCCGCGTGTGTCAGGCTTAAATAAAATGCGGATTCGATCTCCGTCATAATCGCCGCCGTTTTCAATTCGCACACGCCCTTCATTAACGGCATTATTAAAATCTTTGAAAACTACTTTTGGCAGCTGAGTGGCATCCCGCCCCATATAAAAAGGGTCCATCTGGTTCTCAAACCCACCAGCACGAGTAACCATATCTTGCATTACAGATGGAAAGGCAAAAATTAATTGATACCAGGGATAATCACTTAAATCTGTTGGCGGATAGATGCCATATTTGGCAACCATCTTGGACTGCTTTGCGATTTCTTCTCTTGAGTTGCGGATAAGCGACAAAACAAATTTAATCGGATCTTCAACGCCCCACTTTTTTGTCGCATAGCGTTCGTAGGACCAGGCAGTACCCGTAAATCCTTCATGTCCCGCAACCTTAGTGATGCCAATATACGGATGAGTCTTTTTTAATGATTTAAGCGCATCAAAGTCATCAACAGCCCGGCCCTGCAAAAAGCCTTGGGTTTGTTTTTCGCGTTTGGTTAAAACTACTAAATCGGACGTTACTTTTGTTACTGTTGGCGTAACAACCAGATTTGTTGATGCTGCACCAACACCGGGGTCGCCTTCTTCGGCACGACGACCAACTATGGCATCGCCCATTCTGTCTATCCAAGTGGCATCACGCGCCAAAGTTTGAGCGGCGTTCATAACGCTCATCTCATTTGTGCTATTTACGCTTATTCTAATGTTGGCACGAAGACCGACATCTGCGTCGGATGTGCCTTTCATGTTCTGTATTAGCTTCAGTAAGGGGCCATACTTATTATCCTCTTTTCCTTGGGCGATGGCGTCTTTCATCATTACGAGGTTTCGTTTTTCTCTTTCATTGAGGCCAATAATATTTGTCATGCCCGAAAATTTCGCTGGCCCCGCAAAGACTTTGCCATCTTTGCGCTGTATGCCTTGCCACGGAGCAAGATTCTCGTCTTCCAACGAGTCTGCAATTTTAATAACTATAGGAATAAGCTCAGGGTCAGTAACTTCGCCACGGGCGGCGGATATCATTAATGTTTTAAGATCTTCTGGTATTTCACCGCGATATTTGCCGACGCCAATAACCCAATCGGCAACGCCCGGCGCTTTGAGGTTCTTGTGATCCTTAAGCCCAAAACCATTCGCGTCATGCGTAAAAACTGCCGCTTTCTCCGTCGGCGTCATGCCCGTTATAGGGATGCTACGCTCAGTGTTATTGTCAGCTATCGCAATAGCATCGGGCGTCTGCGCGTCTTTGATAGCTTTGAGTATTTCTTTCCGGTTGTTAAAATAGAAAATGTCGGCTTTTTTTGAATACACTAAATGCGTCATATGAATTGGCGAAAGTACACCCGCTCTAATGCCACGAATTATTGTCTGTAAGCGCCGGGGGTCGGTTTTTTTCAGAGTTTTCTGTTGCGCTGAAACGCCTTTAATTATCGCCAAAGCAACCGCATGCTGATCGGCGGCAGTCATTGTATCTTTAATGTCAGATAATTTGGGGAACTGTCCTTTTTCAATTTGCAGTTCCCAATTTCGTCGCGCTTCTGCCGACTTTGACTTGAAATTGGCATCGATGTCTTTCTCAGACGTACCAATCAACCGGTGCATACTTCTGTAACGCGCAACGGTCATTTCGATGCCAGCATCCTTATACATCCGGCGGATTTGTTCTTCGTTAAATAACGAAGGGTCAGGCAAGACCCGTCTAAGGATGTCGGCTTCTTTTGCTGCGTCAGCGATTTTTCGTTCTTGGCGGCGACGGTTATCCCGCGTTATGGCAGAATTAATCATTCTATCTGCCGTAGCAGCCATTGCCTTTTGTTCAGCCGTTGTAACCCCGCTGAAAGGCTTCTTCATAAATTCTTGGACAACTTCGTAAGCGCCCATAATGTTGTTTTTAGCAAGAAGGCCGCGTATTTCGCCTGTCAACGGCCCAGAAATATTGTTCTTGTCTAGCTGATGAAGCGCATCTTGATATTCCTCACCTGTAAGAATGCCATTTTCTTGGGACTGTTCTAAACTGACGCGTAATTCGTCTTCCAAGGTCTGACGCAACCCTGCGTCAAGTTCATTAGCCTCCGGATCAGCCCCCGTTTCGTCTAAACGTTTAAGGTTGTCACGCAACTTATCTTGGTGCGCAATAATCTCGGCTTTATTATCGTCAAACTCTTTCTGTGCAATCACCGCTTGTGCGTAATTGACTAACCCTTGGCGATGCGCTTCAGCCTTTAGCCGCGCATGTCCCTCTAAATCCTTACCGGCATTTGCCACAAGCTGTTCGGCATAAGGACGGAACACTTTTTCAACAAGATCCGCACCCCCATTAGGGTCCAGTTTTATCTGGTTTTGGACATCCGCCGCTTTAGTGGCGAGAGCGTTCTGCATTGCCGCGTCATACGCTTGGCGGGACGCAACTGCGAACGCTTCAATGCCTTTGTTCCCTAAACCTTGGGGTGCCGCCATGCGCGTAAGCATGCCGTCTTCCGACAGAATTACGGAATTAAGGCCAGCCTCTTTGCCTTTCTTCATCGATGCTTCAGCTGACGCCGTATAGAAATCTTTCATCAAGCCAAGCGCACTATCCGCTGTTCGCTGTAGTTGTCGCGCTTGGTCACGAAACTCTTGGCCTCTTGCGCCAAGGTTTGTTTTTATTCGGGTGCGGCCTCTAAACCTGTTTTCAGCCATGTTATTAGTCCATATACCCTTTAACGGCTTTGAATAGATTACGGCCCGTATCTATTCCTCCGGTTATTGAAGCCTGAGAGGCCATTGTCTTTTTAGAGCCAATTTGAAGGCCAGTTGTTCGATTGGCTGAAGCCGCATTAACGCGGATTGCATCAAGCTCTCTTTGTACGGAAGCCTCTTCCCGATCTAACGCAGCCATAAAGGAACGGGACGCATACGTCAGTTTGCCCATTGCCGCTGCCCTCGCTAAACGCGCGTTCTTCTGTATGTAGGCTTCACGAAGCACGTTAGCTTCGTCTAACTGAGCCTGGACACCAGCCAAACGTTGTTCTTCAGCAAACCGTTGCGCGTCCATCTCATAGCCGTATTTCATCATTTGGCCAGAACGGTAGCTAGACAAAGCAGCAAGGCCACCCATAGCTAAACCAAGCCCTTTGGATTTAAATAAAGATGACCCAAACGACTTTGCGCCACTCCACAACGACCCAAAACTAAAGCTACTGCTAGCAGCTGGACCCAAGGAATGAATTGGGTGTATAGTCGCCGTAGCCGATGTTGCGCTTGCGACAGGCGCAGTACCGCCTAACAGGCTTGGCCCGAATGCGTAAGCTCCAAGTCCAACTGCCGCTAACGGCAAAGCAACTTTTGCAACTTTACCCATTACGCCGTGACCTCCAGATACAAGCCGCGCACACCAATGGGTAGCGGAACCGTTTGATTGATTGTGACAGTCGGATCAAGCGCCCAGCCCAGCATAAAAAACTGGTATTCGCCTTCCGCCGCCGTAGGCGCTAAAGAAAAATCCTGATTGGTTTGGGTTAGCACCAACTCATTGCCGCTTAGAGCCATCGTTTGTGTGCCAATCACGCTGGCAACCACCCGGCTAATGCGTTTCTTTTCCCCTACTACAGAACCGACGTTCTTAATGACGGCATCTACCGGCATCGTTTCCAGTTCCATCGTGTAGTTAATGCCCATAGTGATGTTCGACACATATTCGTTTGTCGTAATCACACCGGAGCCGTTTGTAGTGTACTGGCCCACATACTGAGATGAGGTATTGGTCGTTGTCTCAACGGTTGTATTGGGTAGGTGCGCAGCCGTGTAAGCCTTGGCAACCTCAACAACGGTTACGTCATCGACATTACCGGCAAAGCTGCTATCTGCCCGAAACTGCAAATTAGAGCCGGTAGAAGCTGTAATGTACTGGATGTACGTCCCATTGGCGTTTTCAGAGGTTCCTGCGCCATTAGCAACGCGAGGCGTAATCGTTCCAGCCGTAACATTGCTTAACGTGAAACGTACTCGGTAAATCTTGGTATTGGACGTTGATATAGATTGCTCTAAGTCGCTATCTCCAGATTGCGCCCCACTGCACGTTGCAACGCCATTGGCAATCGTCCACCCCGTACCTTTAGTCCAACCTGTATCGGTTGCGTAAGTTCCGTTTGTTTGCAGTTCCGTCGTTGTGCTGACCTGTGACGCCGCATCGACAGTTACATCGTCATCAAATTGTTCCAGCCAGTAAACAGTAGAGCCATTGACCGTGCGCTTGGTTGCACAAAACAGCGATGACCCGGCTTGCGTTATGCTTTCAAAGTCACCGTCAGTATTCCATTGCACCCAACCAGCCAGGTCTTCATTACGCACCGAATGAAAAACAGCAATTGTGCCATCCGTGTCAGACGCAGACCCCGTATTTTCATTTACAAAAAACGCATACTGTTCGGGGCGGGTTTCCGTACCCAGCAATACCGCCGTATCGACGCAGCTGTTAATCAGGTGGTTCGATAGAATGGAAACGGCATTGGAAGTGTAGGCTTGTTCCGTGTCGTTGAACACGAACTCACGGATGACCTTGCCTGTGCGTTGGAGGAACAGCGTAGAGCCATCAAATTTAACCGGGTTGACCTTCTGGCTACAGCCATACGGCGTTTGTGGAATAAAGCGGATATTGGACGGCGTAATAGGGCTTGAGGCGTTTTGCGGAACAAAGACCTCACCTCCATTGGTAAAGATTTGCAAATGCCGTGTTGCCACCATATGGCGGATTTCTGCAATGTTATCCCCGGCTACCGTTGCATCGATGCCTTCTGCGTCTTCGGCCTCACCAACATCAAAATTAGAAAACGCACTAACTTTGGAACCAACAATGGCATCAGGGCGATCTGTTGATCCCGCCATATAAAGGCGCTGATCGTGGAACGTGCCGCAACGGGGATGACCACGCACACTTGAAAACGCTTGTTCGTCCCAATCGGTATTGGCGTTTGTGCTGGCAAGGGTTTCCCGCACTGTCGCCGTAGCCGACGTTGCGCTTGCAACAGCGGTAATCAGAACTTCCTTCTTTCCGATCCGCATAATCGTATTAACGTGACCGGCAACAAATACGTCAGCGCTTGCGGTTACCGTAATGCCTGATCCTGACGTTGCGCTTGGCGTTAACGTGACGCTATCGGCTACAAACTTAAAGTATGGCTGGTAACGAGGCTGGCCGTCTGTGTGTTCTTCAAAATCAAATTCAGCACTGGTAAATGTCGTTGCGCCGGTACGCAGGATTTTTCGCGGCCAAAAGTCTTTGTGAAAGACTATGATCGTGTCACCACTCGCCGTAATTGTAAGCTCTTTCGCTTGAGCCAGCGACCAAGGTTGACTCGTAAGCGTTTGAAGCAGCGTTCCAGAGCTATTGAACACAAGAAGCTTTGTGTTTTGAAAACCCAGGACATAATCTTGGCCCTCCGTAAAAGAATATTCGTGAAGGATTGTCGAAGCGCCCAAGTCAGCCCGATAGATTGTTCCAGGCCGACGTCGCGCACCACCTTGGGCATATAACGCGACATTTCGCGCTTTCTTCCCTGCCTTGAAATACGCTTTCAAATCAGACCGCATGCGCATCAACGGGTCGAGTTCCCCGCTGCTAAACGAAGTTTGCAGAGTGCGCAGATTGCTATTTGCGGCGCTGGACATTAGCGCCTCCGGATATTCGTCAGCGTAGACGTTCTGAGGTTACGCGCCGTTTGCGAGGACGAGTCAGCCCATCGGGCGTTTCTGTATGCCAGTTCAGCAGAATTGGTATAGTGAGTTGCCAATTCGCCTTTCTGCGCCAGGGAACCGGCGAACATTGCCGCCAAATCAAACATCACCGCTTTCGTAAAATAAGACGGCCAGTAAATGACATCTACCTTGTAGGTGTAGTCTGCCGTAACAACATCATCAGCCGTTGTGTTCGCATAAATCTTGTCTTCATAACGATCATATTGGATGGGCTTATCCATAATCGTTAAGCCGTGCAAAAGCAGGACTTGTGGCGACGTCGGCATTTGGTAAGCCGAGTCCCAACGTGACTCAGGCGTATCTGCCAGCATAATCAGTGTTTGTTGGCCGGTAGCAAAACGCCAGCGCGTACGCGTTAGCGCAGCTTCAACAATTGGCTCGTAAAGGTTTTTTGCGACCTTGGCTTCATTCGACGCTTCATCGAAGGATGCAATCTCGTTTGCGCCGATAAGGTTTAACGCTCTGGATGCAATGGTAACGTCGGTAACAGCCATAAGATGCCTTTACAGAGAAGCAGAAGGGGGAGCGGCCCGAGGATGAAACACCACCCCCCCTTCAAGACCCCTAGTCGGAGTCCGTTTCAGCAACAGCAGTACCGTCTGAGACATCGACAGTAGTGCCATCATTTGAAAGGACAGTGCAGAAACTGGTGGTCGGTGCGTTCGTGTCCGCGACGATAATCATATCGCGCACTTGAAGCATATTCACCGCATCGCCAGTGAAATAGCCGCTGCTGTTGACCGTAGCAATGGCATCAGTGGTCTTGTACAACCACATGCTCCAGCCATTGCAAGTCGACAGCATGCCTAATCCGGAAGCTGAATAAGCCATTATTTGCCTCCTGTTACGCTTCGCTAATGGAGCATTCGATGATGCCATCGGCATCAACAAGAACACTGCCTTGCGACATTTTGTTGACAACAAGCCACGCTTGCTTGCGACCATCCCAGGAAACGTCCTGACTTACATCTTTGCCAATACCGTGACCCATCGAAGTCGTGTGATAGGCAAAGGTTTTGCGGATGTTGGAAGCAACATCGAGGCCAGAGAATGCAAAGAAGAGGAAACCGTGCCACCGCTTTGCGACCATGCCGCCCCTGTAGGGGAGGCCGTCTTCACCAACATAATCGGCGCTGGCAAACTCAGTGATGTCCATCAGATCGGACCAACCGGCATGGGATACGACCCAGAAACGGTTGTTGTCGTCGGGAACATCATTGTTACCAAGCGTTTCAAACGCTGAGTGAACTTTGGCTTTGGTCAGGCCAGCACTACCGTGTGCGATTGTGTTGGAAGTTCCGTCCATAGCCGTCGTAATCAACGAGTCGGTCTTGCGGCCCAAGGCAGCTGCGCCAGCTTGTGCGGCAAGGTTCTTCTCATCGATATTCATCTTCAGCATATCAAGGTCATCGATATACTCAGCTGCGTAGTGGTCGGTCATGGTGCAATCCACGGTTGTGTGGCTTACGTTCATGAGCGGTACGTCGCCATGGCGTGACTTGGTGGAAGCCGTACCTTTCCCATACTTTTGGAAACGTACATCTTCACCTTGAACGGCCACTTTGCGACGGATCGTATTCCGCAGTCGGGTTCCCATGCGCTGATAAGCAACATGCACATCGGACTCAAACTGACGGATAAAGGCTGTTGAGACTGACGTACTCATAACCATTGCTCCGTAAAAAGTTGAACCAAAACTATCGGTTAGACCTTTTTCCGGAGTCGATGCGGTTATGCCTTGCGGGGCCGCGCACCGGATGCAGGGGCCGAATATTCCCCTTTATGGTTTGCCTATGGCAAACTCGGCAATTCACAAAAATTAGGGGTCGGGGTAAAGGCGCGCAAAACCATCGTTTACTTTCTGCACAAAGTCATAATCATAGTGCGCCGGGTCATGGTATTTCGGGTCTTTCTGCATTTCTTTCAGCTGCGCCAAAGAAAGGGCCTGTGTGCCATCGCCGCCATTTGACGGGATAAATGCCGGTTCATTGGCAAGGCCCATAATTTCTTCCAAAGCAACAATGCTTTCAGAAGTCTGAGCAAACGCCTGTAGTGCCTGGTAGGTTTCAGGTGAAAAAGTTTTTTCCGCCCACTTAGCAACATGGTCGGCACGATCTGCCCCATTTTCGCCTAATTTCTCAAGTTCCGCCGCATGGTCAGGCATGGCCCCCATTTGTGCTTCCAGATAAGCCGTTATGCCTTTGTTAAAATCTTCCTGCCCAAAGCCAAGCTCATGCGCGGTTTCCTTCCAGAAATTCAATAAAGGGTCTTCCTCGTTAAACTCATAGGAACCGTCTTCGCCCAACATTTCTTGGATATGGTCAGGCACCGTCAATTCATAATCATTTGCCGTTTCCGGACGATCAGCGACGGATTGCGCTTCGATTTCGGCCATAATCTCGCTGCGCATCTTATCGGAACGAGCGCGGCCTTTTTTCTCAATTTCTGAGTAAGACTTAAAAGCGTCTTCCAAACGCACTTCACCGGTATCCGCATTCCAAAACTTTTCTGGCACAAAATCAGGACGGCTGGCTATTTCCGCCGCGCTACTGGTTTGTGCTTCGCCGCCTTCTGCTGGGGCAGCTGCTTCGCCTTCACTCATCCTCTTCGCTCCTTAATCGCTGTTTCATGCCATTTGTTGATTAAGCCAACGATATATCGCTGACCTTCCAAGTGACGCAGATGTGCGTCGGATACCTCCGGCCCAGCTGCGACGTTCGTTGTAATAGACCGTAGGTAATCGATGACCTTATGGCCGCACTCCGGCTTAAAGGTTTCATCGAACACCTCTAAGATCATCTTGTGGGCCGTCTGAGATCGCTTGATCCCGTCTGGCCCCATTGCACCCTCGGATTTTTGAGCCATTACGCCTTCTTTTTTAACAGTGTCTTCTTTTTCTTCTTCTTACGCATTTTCGCTATTGTGGCTTTTGAAGGACGCCCGACTTGGCTCCCATAAGTACCTTTGCCATATGCCATCACATACCTCCTGTCGGTGGGGGCGGACCTTGCGGGTTCTGCCCAGCTACTGTTGCTTGAGTTTCGGCAATAGCCTGGGCTAACGCCGCCTGTTCTTGCTCATCTCGGATTAAGCTCTCTGGTACGCCAATCTGCTGGCCGGTGTAGACCGCCGCTTGTTCGGCCTTGACGACCATGTTGGTCATCTGTGGGCCAAACCCGCCATTTAACAATTCGAGCCAACGGGCAACCCGTGCCACGTTCTCGTTGTTCTGCGCTTGGGCTAGGGGGCTAACATTGATAATTTTGACTTCACGCCCGTTAACTCGCGGCAGTTCGATCTTGCCCTGCTTTTTGAGGATATGGACAACACGGCGCAAAAGTGGGGTAACGAGTTCGGTATGGAGCCTCCCGTAGGCACTTCCAATCGTCCTCGCAAGGTCGGCCATGCGCTCGTTTACTTCCGTAGCCGACATGGGTGTTTTCTCTGGGCGTCCGAGCGTTTCGTTAAATAACGCTTTCCGAATATTCTGGCGCATTTCCTGTAACAGAAACTGGCCTGCATCAAAGCGTCCGGGCGGAACAAGCGGCTCCAGACCCCTGGCACCCATCGCTCTTGGGATCACAGTGCCGGGAACAAGCTCTATAGTATCAGGATTGATAATGCCGTCATCATCGGCCTGCCACATGCCCGTGATCGACATGGCAGCGTTTTCCATGCCCAAACGCACAACCTCATTTAAGGTGCGCACATCGGCAAGTGCATTGATAAGCGGACCACGGCCATAAGTTTCACCAGCGGTCTTCGACCAGCGGAAGGGTATCCACGGATTAGACCCGTCACCCACAAACTCGCCCTCAACCAGTATGGTTTTGGGATCTTGGATGACGACAGCAAACTCATGGCGCTCACTGTTTTTATAAGCCCAATCGCGCCAAACGCATTCTACGACTTTAAATTGATGTTCGGGGTCGTTTGCGCCTTGGGACTTAATATCTTCGGGGATCTTGGCTTTCGGCCAGATCGTCACAATGTCACGAAGTTTGAGCATCCTCGCCCGATAAACACCGTTTACATCGCCCCAAGGGCCAGATTCTAAGACCACCTCTCTCTGAGGAGTCATTGTGAACCGTATGGGCTTCTCTGAGTCCCCTTCTTCAACAAGCATGCACCCTGTGCCTACCGCAAGGTCTAAATAGCCCTCATGAAGCTCCTGGTTCATGTTAGACTGCTGGAGTGTTTCCCAGACGTACATACAAACGTCTTCAAGCGCCTTTGAGACTTTCGAGTGTTCTTCTTTGGGGATTTCAGATCCCGCCTCAAATTCAAACCACCGGGCGAAAGAAGGCGTCAAACCGGACTGCATGCGGGATGCAAATTCGTCTACCGCATGCACCGTACTCGAATCGTAGATTTCATCGGTACGAGATTGACCAGAAGCACTATCGTAGAAGCCAACACGACGCGGGAACGCAAAATTGTAGCAATCTTCCCAAATCGACACCCAATTCATTCGCTCATCTTCGGCTTTCGCAAACCGATGGAGGATTTTATCAACCTTATCCGCCAAGAGTGTCACCATAGCCCGAACCGGTATTTTGTTCGGAAAGCAAAGAGCGGCGACCACGACGATTACGCGCCTGCTGCGCTTTTTCCTCTTCTTCACGCGCCTCCATTTTTTTACGGTCTTCTTCAGCCCGTGCTATGGCGTCAAGTTCCGCTTGCGATGGTCCTGGCGGAGGGGGTGGCTTGGGGGGTGACAGAAAACCCATGTGATGCCTCTGAAGGTTCAATTGGAATTTCTTTGAACCTCGTTTCAGCGCCATTTTTTTGCAATTCACAAAAAAGCTGATACGGCGTTGCCAGGAATAAATCTACCCCCAAAAGGTGTGATATTTGGGACACACAGCTTAAAAATATGCGAGACTTACGGATCGGGCGCTGCTGCACCGGCATGCACAGCACCGGACCCTCACTAATTGCTCTGTTTATGAACGCCCCAATGACCGGCTTTGGGACTGCACGAATGACACAGTTGTACCACGCTGGATCGAAGACTAACCAGACATCGGCATCAGGGTCGAATGTAAATGCCCAACAATGCCGGAACCCAGGCTTTAAAATTTTTTGCACTAAATTTGGGCGTTTAACGTCGCAGAACGCAACGTGCCATTCTTTAAGGTGCAAATCAGAGACGGGACGCATGGCCCCGCTTTTTGGCAAACGGGTTCCACTTAGTCTTGGCAATGAACGGCTTCACCGTATGCGCACCCCGTGTGATGTTGCGCCCTTCCCCGCCGCCGATGACGGCATACTGCAGGGCATCGTGAACGTGGCTGAATTTGTTTTTATTGGGCCGGTCATCGTATTTTTCTCCGGTGACTTGCATGCGGCGGTAGTGATAGCCGCCAAGAAAGCCTGTCACCAAAGAAGGACATTGTTTCTTATCGATCAGGAACCCCGGCGCTCCATCCACCATGCGGCTAAGAAGCGAGTTCACAGCTTCGACGCGAACAACCGGATCGTTCGACGGCGCTGGTCGAGCCATGACACCATTCGCTCTGAGAATTTCAAAAGGGGTTGTTTCATCCGTCTGTACCCGAAAGTCGCCACTCGGATCTCCATAGATTTCAAAATCCGCGCCCTCAAAATGTTCAGCCATGTGCCGTCTGAGGACTTCAGCAAAGCGTACCGCACCCATATCAACGGCAACAATTTCAGATAGGCAAAACCACCGACCATTCGGGAATTTTTGTAAGAAGACGGCAGACGGCGTGAGGCCGAAATCAATGCCGACGTAAATTGGAACGGGGGCGACGTGAAGCGGTTCTTTTGAGACATGGGTCTTCTCCGAAAATCCTTGATATACGGGTTTGCCATCCTCAATTGAACCGAGCCGGTTCAGCACGTAGACATCAATCCACGATTTGCTCTTTCCTTGAATCATATTGGTGTAATAAGTCGGCGGCAGATTCTTGATATTTTCGGCTTCGGAATTTATCTCGTAGCCTTCAAGATCGCCGCTTTCGTTCTTAATTTCTTTCATGCCGCCAGCCTGAGTAAAAAACTCCCAATTATCCGGCTTCACCAACATCAATTGGTCTTCGGCCGTCATGTGGTCCGGCGGCGGCGCATCGCCGCTCATAATCGCCCACCAGTG